TTTAAAGACATAGCAGACTATATAGAAATACAATGTACACTGAGTGTATTAACTGCTCGTCATCTACCAGAGTTGATGCTTTATGGTAAAGAACATAACGTAACAGTAACTCCTGTACCATTACAAGATCCTTGGTATATGAGTCCTGCTAAATGGGACGGTGATATTAAAGTGTTAGGTAGCCAGAAAGAATACGAACAAGCAGGGTTGTTAAAAACTTGGGAATTGTATGGTAGCGAACCTGAATCAGGGTCTAGCCAAACATTAAAATATTACATCAATCAATTTACTAATAGATCAAGAGAAACCCCGTTTAACCCAGCGTTGGATCAATTAATCAGTGGAGAATAAATGAAGATAACAATTACTCCTGAGCTAGTTAAAAAGTATTGTGATGTTATAGGCGATGACAATCCAATTCATAGTGAAGATACTAGTTACGGAAAACCTGTTGCACCAGGTATACTAGTTACTGCAATGATATCACGTAACCCCGAACCTTATTGGGCGTTGGCAAAAATGAATGTAAAATATAACGATGCTGTATATGTAGGTGATACTGTTACTCTTGAGTCTAAGATACTAAAACTAAAACCTAGAATCTGTATGGCCGAAACTACTATCTCTGTAGACGGTGTTGTTAAACAAACGATAGAACTAACTACAGTTAAAGTTACAGATACCTAGAATAGATATCTTGAAGATTTTCTTGTGTGTTACGATTTTTTTGATTACTAAGACCTTCTAGTAGCGTTGGATCGTTTATTTCTATTAATTCTTTGCTAATACCAGCGTTCATTATCTGATCTAATAAATCTTTTTCAGTCATACTTAACATTATCTTACAAAGTTCTAGATCTTTAAATGGAGTCCAAGTTAGGGTATTATCAAAATGCCAATGTTGGTGGTCATTCAAATTAATGTTTAGTATTTGATCGCATAATGCCTGATAGTCTTTAACTAGTTCTTGATTGTCAACGTTACTTCTTATGTCCTTGTATGTAGCGTGTAACTTTTCAGCAGTAAGATATTCATAATGATAATTTTCTGGACCTAACAGTTCAAATATATCGTGTCCATAGTGCATTAGTAATAGTGTTGTTGTAGAAGGACTACGCATAAGATTTTCATCACCGTTAGCACCTGTTAATAGGATAGTAGGATCTTTCCATAAATGTATCTGCTTATATCCCCAATACTGATCTATTAGATGTTTTTTCTTAATATAAGTCGAAGTAAAGTCTATATGTTCATAATTAACAAGTTCAAAATTATCTGTATACTTCTTGAGATATGAAAATAAGCACAAGGTATCTACACCACCTGATAAAAATACTTTAATTGGTTGCTGGATATGATTAACAAACTGTTCAACTTTACTTGATATTACAGAATCTAATCTTGATATTATCTCAGGTCGTTGCTGGATTGTTATTGCAGTATCACCATACGGGTCAAATTGTTCACAGTCTATAACATTATTTTCTGTAATTGTAATATATCTATCAGCCCACACCGGATCTAAATCTTTGCCAGGAAGGTTAGTTATTGAGAATGGATACTGTTTCATTGATAGAGGTGTTCCTCTATGCCTATCGTGTGTTATTACTATCTCGCCGTTAGCTTTAACTATTACAGCCAGAAAGTTTCCTTGGTAGCGTGGTGTTGGATCTTGATATATTTGATTAAGAAATTCAATATCTATCTCTTGAGATTCTACATATCCTTTAAAGATTATTCTAGCTACACCAATATCATTAGTAGTCCATCCTTCATCGTGATTTAACCAAAGGTCTCTGATTAGGTAACTGCTGTTAGAAAATGTACCGTCTGGAAGATTATTTATTTCGAAGAACATTCTTGTAAAAAACCTCCGCTATTTTAGTGTGCGTTTTGGGCCCAGGGTGTTGATCATCTGTTCCTAGATCTAACATAAAGGCATCATAAAACAGTTCCATTGAAAAGTCAACTATAAAGTTAGGTGAATCATTTAATCCGTCAATTAATAGTTTGTCTGTTTCTCGATCGTTACGCATTGCCTGCCCAATATAAAGATCGACTCCTAATAGATTACAGTAATTAACTACCTGTACTATACTCTTGATACTCTGACTTACCATCCACTTGTGTGTGATTACTTTCATCATAAGATCATATTCACTAGGATCAAGTTCGCTAGGATCAATCTCAGGCCAAATTTTAACTGCTTTATCCTGCTCCGAGTAATAGTCTATTCTGTGTGCTGTAGTTAGCATCCAAAACACAGTGTCTCCTTGCACAAGATTACTTCTTAATAATTGATCTGCGGCCCAACTAATACTAGCTCTGGGTGCGGCTAATACTGTTACTGGTTTGTTTAATCTTCCTGCTAGTTGTGTAGGCCATCTTTCTTGATCAGTAACTCCTACTGCCGATGTATAGCTACAGCCCATTGCCCAAATTTGACTATCAATACCGGGAACTGTGTGCCTCTCATCAACTAATTTAAGTCCGTCAAACTTAGGCTTTTTATTATCTAAAAATAAACTACAGAAGTCTGATAACTCTTTTGGGCTGTCTGGATAAAGAAAAACTTCATCAGCTTGTAGTATTAGCTTTAAAAAGTTTATGTGGGTAACATCAATGTTACTAGTATATAACACACGGCTATCACCCCATTTAATAATGTTTTGATTGGTGGCTAGCGTAGCTTTTGGTTCAAGTTCAGTGACCCAATTTGCAAACTCAGTACTTCCATCACCTACATATAATTTCATTGCAATCCTTATTTGCTAATACTTATTGACTTGATATGTTGATGCAAGCCAATATTGGTAATAATCATATTACGACTTTCACGTTCTACTAACTGTGCTACTGGTATTAGTCCTAAGCTAAGACGTGGACTACGAGGAGAATATCCCTGTTGTGCAAAAAAGTCAATGTGTTTGTCGTGATAGTTCCATACTTCCTCTTCTAACTTTTGATAATAATTGCGATCTTTATCAGTAAATCTTACAGTAAAGTCCATACTATAATGTGCTAGTGGTTTAAATGCAATTGGATCAATATATTGATCATTATCGTGGTAAAGATCAAAAAGTGTTTTACCTACCTCACAGTAGTTTATGTACAGTGTTCCCCAAGTTTCTGCTAGGGTAAACTGATTAAAATCATCTTGAGCTAGTTCTTTACGTTGTGGTTTTCCATACCAAGTACCTACCAGGCGTGGTATATCACCTAGGCTTTCATATCGATGTATTAATATATTTAAATTCCTTAATGCTAGCTTTACTTCTTCAGGAGCAGTACGGAAAAATTTATTTGACTGTTGTTGGTCATACAGTCCGTGATACTCCTCAAATATATGATGCAGATAGTTTAGTCTGTCTTGGTCTGGTTTACCTACATATGTATCTACTAGATTAGGACTATATTTGTTAATAGTCTGTACTGTTTTATTTAATTCCTTTCGAACGTAACTTTCTGTATATTTGCTGTTAGGAAAGTTATAGAAACGTTCTGGATCATCAACCCAAGCATTGTACTCAATAAATTCTTCAAGTTCGTGTAACCATTTACGTGCAATATCTTCTGTGCTTAATTTAAAATCTAACGCATAGTCTGAAGTTCCAGTATCGTTGGTTAATAATATTTTAACTGTTGTTGCCCAATTTTCTAATATCCAACTAGAACTACGACTTTTTGAACCACCTGCCCCAAATTCGAATCTAACCTGACTGTCATTCTTAAACATTTCTTGTTCTGGGGTGTTGTTGGGTAATCTATCTCCACCGTTAGCGAATATAATCTGGCTTGCAGGATACATAAATTTAACATTATATATAGCCTGTATAGCAGTATCGTCATCATCATTAAATAATATACAATGGTCTACAGTCTTAAGATTTTCTACGATACGTACACGATCATCTTGTGGAAGGAATGCTTTTCCTTTTTTGCGAGTTAACCAGCTATCACTATTAATTCCAACTGCTAGAACATCTCCAAGTGATCTAGCCTCATTGAGATAATCAATATGGCCAGGATGCAATGGATCAAACCCTCCTGTGCATAATACTACTGTGTGGGTCATTATCTCTTCTTATACACCTGTTTAGGTGCACGCATTAGCTTGGTTGGTTCTAGAAGCGGAGTGCCTTTTACAACTCCTTTGTTGTTGTTACCTTGCTTTAGTGTGCCTTCTGGCATTTTAATTGGCTTTTGTGGTGGTTTGTTGGTATCTATTACTGTAACGTCAGGCATCTCTGTAGACGGCATAACCCAATCGACAAAATAGTTTTCTTTATCTAACCACGGTATCACTAATTCTTCTTGGGCAACATATCCATACTTGTTTAGGCTGTCTTCTACACTATAGTGTAACATTCCTTTATCAGCAAGATCAAACCACGTTGTTGTTTGTGGATCCATTGGTTCATACTCACTTTTGTAACAGGCTATATGGATCCATGGATCCTGTGCCCTTTTAAGCAGATAAAAGTCTTTACAATCAAAGCCTGCTGTAGCTAACATATAAATTAAACTTGTTGGAGTATGATTATAGTATTGATTGTTATATGTCCTACTAGAATACGTATTGTTTACTACTCCACAGGCCTGTGGAACAGCCAAGCATAACATTCCATCTGGACTCATCTGTGTTTGCCAATTACTTAAAGTTTGTAATGGATTGTGACTGTACTGTAAACTATCATGACTCCACATAAGATCAATATCTACTGATAGTATTCTTTTTTCAGTAAAGTCTCTTGGTATTTTTATTATGTTTTCTAGATCAGGTATTTTTGTTAATGCATCTTTATCAGTATCAACTGCATAGCATTTATAATTATATGGCTCTGGTATTTCATCTTTAGTTTCTAGCGTTGCCCACCAAGTAATGTCCGAGCTTGTGCCACAGCCCATATCACATATAGTAGTTAAACTTTCGAGGAATGTATCATATCCCCATAATAGATTAAGAGTTGGTTGTGAATCGTGTGGTATTTGTTTACTATCCAATTGATGCGTCCTCCATTCCTGCTGTTCTTAGTCGAGTAACGTGCCCAAGCATAAAATTCTTGCTTTCAAGTCCTTTCATTATGCCTAGCCATCTGTTACGTAATAATGCTATTTCATTGATAATACATTCAAAATCAACTACCTCGTCTTCACCGTCTACATACTTCTCAGCATCTCGAGATGTTAATGCTCTATTATATGCTTCAAGATATTTTTGAAAGTATGTACGTCTTATTTTACGTAATCGTATATTAAGTAAATTAAGGACTGCTTCAATTTCTTGTAGCTGATTGAATCGATGTTCTGTTAGTCCTGGTAATTTAGCCAGATTCTTTTCTATATTACCAAACACTGTAATTTCTCGTTTGGCTTCTTCTAATTCCTTTTCATAGTGTTGTATAAAATCAGGAATTGCATCTAGACTAGCATTGATTTTACTATACCACATTAATAATCCGTCATTAAATCATCGTCATCATAGGCTTCATCATCTTCATCACCTAGATACTCTGTTACTGCACGTTTTAAAAATGCGTCAGTTCCCCCAAACGCTTTTATATCTTGATCACTAATACCGCTATCACTAGCAATACTAATCACGTGATCTGCCGCGGCCTGCCTATCTTTTGCAGGAATATATTCTTTGCAGGTCGTCCAAATATCACTTAATAATTCTGGTTCTATCATTCTTCCACCTCTTCAAAAGTTTCTTTAATGTTGACATCAGTTACCGGTACCCCTTCTGGATTATGATCAGTATTTAAGTCATCATCTGTACTTAGCTTCTTAGCTGGAGAACTTATTTCTTTCATAGCAACATCTAAGCATCCATCTACATTGGCTTCCCAGGCTTTACGAAACTTTTTAATAATTTCTCCGTCTGCTGTTTTATACACAAGACTGTTACCTTCTTTTGTTAGCATCTGTCTACTTTCAAGCATATTAGTAAGACCACTGTATGGACTCATACCAGTTTCATATGGAATCTTAACCTGTACTGATTCAAATGGTTTAGCATAACGTGTTTTCATTACCTTACAGGCCGCTCTAATACCTTTAACTTCTGATACCTTGTTACCATCTTCATCTTCTTTAAGTTTAAGTTTACGCATAGCAACAACAATACTTGATGCATAGATAAAGCCTTGACCGCCTGATATCTTGTCATCTGGATCAAACATATCTTGTGAAGCATAAGTGTGGTTAGTACACACCATACCAACGTTCTGACTACCTAGCATATTAACTGTATTTCTAACTAATGATGTTAATGCCTTAGGCTTACGACCCATATCACCTTTCATATCACCTTTTTGGAACTGATCAACATCTGTTGGAGTTAATAACATACCAAGCGAATCAATAACAAATAATACTTTAGGTTTTTCTTCTTCTGGTAATGTTTTATATTCTTTCATAAACTCTGAAACTGTTTTAGCAACATCATCAATCATTGCTATGTTAAGTTTAAGTAACTTTTGTTCATCACAATCAACACCTAGTGCTTTTAACCAGCTTTCATCTAGTGCATTTTCTGTATCAACTAGGATAACATAGATACCTTGTTCTTGTGCGTGTTTAATAACATTGCCTGAACAAATAAATGATTTACCTGCACCTGATTCGCCAGCAAACACTGTTACTTTGCCTAGTGGTATGCCTTTGTTAAAGTCTCCACTGATAAGATAATTTAATGTATAATTACCTGTCGATATCCAGTCTGTTGGATCATTAAATCCAATACCTAGACCATCAATGCTTTTAGTGATTGATTTTCTAAACTTACTAATATCAAATGGTTTTGCCATAACTCTAGTTCCTCTAATAATTGTTAATTAATGTCTTTATAAAACTCTGTAAACACTTGGGTACTATCTATATTACGCCTAGTGTCCATCTCTTTTATTCTTTTTAATGTGTTATCCAAGTTCTTTTCTATTGGCTCATTAACATATTGTAACACATTTTGTAGTCCATCTTCAAGTAAATAACCAGGTTTTTCGTCCAACCATTCTTTTATGTTATCCTTAACTAATTGTAACACATTATCTGGTAAATGCCTAATATTTAGGTAATCCGGACGCTCCAATACACCAATAATAAAACTGTTATTATGGAATCCTAAAAATCTAAAGAAATTAATAGTTTCAAATAGACTCTTATAGTTTAGGATATGATATAGCATATTAAAACTTATTTTATGATTAAGTTCCATAATTACTGTTAGGTTATCTAAAAAGTCCTGCCACACTCCACCATAGCGTATATATTCAAACTCTTGTTCCATTTCGTCAACGCTAATTGTCCAATGCACATTTTTAAATTTACATATCTTTTCAAACACTCGAGTACCTGTTTTACTTAGATTAGTGTTTATCCTAATGTTTACATTTGGATTCTTTTCGAAAAGAATATCTAGAAGTTCTAGATTCTCTTTCATTAACAAAGGCTCACCACCTGCCATATATACGTGTTCAAGTTTATGTGCATTGTCATATACCAGTTTGGTAAGTTCTGCTATTCTTTCTTGACTAGGTACTTCAGCTACTAGGTTAAGTTCAGTAGCCCACTTGCTTGAATATTCTGGTGAGCAATATACACAGGCGTGATTACACACATTACTCCAACGTATATCTATAGTGCGTAGATCAAAGTTATCTACTTGATCATATGTGCTTTTGTCTACTGCTTTTAATTCCTTAAGGTAGAACACACGATCACTAATAATGTCAAATCCTTTTTTATCCCCTTCAAGTGAATAACAAGAATTACAACCTAGTCCATCTTTGTGGTCCAGCATATTCTGTTTAGTTTCTGTGTTATCTGCTAGTATCTCGTGTATGCTCTGATCTTTAATATTTCCAATTACCCGCTGACTACGGATGCAGTTCATTACATCTCCACTTGGGAAATACATAAATCCAGTCCACGGTATCGGACAAAATTTACTATTGGTTAAATATTCTTTACTATCCACTTAACAGTTCCTTGAGCGTACTCATTGACGTCTTGATAATCGGTTGGATCTTCAGGCTGTGTTCTTATTGATCCAGGTCTGACTAGCAATAACTTTGGCCATTCATCTCTTTTTTCTAATAGATGGTGTGCTTGTTCTAGTGTTTTCTTTTGTATCAGATACTCGTCCCACTTTTCTAGTGGAGCAATGTCGGCGCCGGTCATTAATGTTGAAATATTTATAATATATTTGGGCTTGCCTTTCCATCTCTTAAACATCTCGAATAGCAAATCAGTCTGTGCATATCCTACCTGTGCATTATTAATAAACATATCACAATTCTCTATAGCATCAGCAACTTTAGGCAAGCTACGTATATTGTATCCGTTTCGGCGACTAAGTCCAACAATCTTATTACCTTGTTCCTCAAATATTTGTGATAATGCTAGTCCGATACCAGCACTATGTCCGGTTATGGCTATTCCGTTTTCAGCATATATGTTATCCATAGTAATCTTCATAATCAATACTCCTCAACTGATCTTGCTGTTTAACAAACTGCCAAAGGTCTTCTTCATTATTGCTACTTATAGCAACGTGTTCGGCTAGATTTTTAATATCAGCATATTCTAGCAATTGTTCTTTTGCCGATTCTGTTAACGTGTTTTTAAATTTAACATTTAGTGCTAATGGAGTATCTAGTAGTCCATAGCTGTGATCAATCTCATTATCTCGAGCAAATTTAACTATATCAATCATATTATTAATATTCAATGTACTCACAGTAGTCCATAGATTTAGATCTATATTCATTGATTTGTATATCATGAGATTTTTATAATATTTGGTCCATTTAATTGGCCAGCGTACATAATCGTGTACACGATCAATTCCGTCAAAGCTGGCTGTTACTGTAACCTTAATACCTTGTGCTACTAAGTCTTCAAGCTCTTCAATGATTAATCCACAGTTAGTGTTAACCCTAACACTTTTTACATTCGGCGGCAAGTTTTGTAATATACTTTTATAGTTCTTACTAGCACTAGGCTCNCCTCCATTNATGTCTAAATGCACAATACGTTCCAATGGNAATGCTAGGAATCTACTAGTATTGTTTACTATAGGATAGTCTTTAGTACGCAGTCCACCAATCTTAGTACTAAGATTCTCGTTACAGCTTTGACAAGCTGAGTTACATATATTATCTAGTACACCACCTACTGCTAGGTATCGGTCTATCTTTTGAACCTTATCAAAATGTATAGCATTTATTCTAATGCTGGTATGATTAATTTCTTCTGTCTGTTCACAGCGTTGGCATTCTTTCGGCCATTCATCACGTTTAAATTTTTCTTTTGTTTCTTCAAGCCATTCGCTTGTTTCCAACAATTCTAGACTTTGAAAAGTAGGATTGTTAATCATATGACCACAGCGACTAACAGTTCCGTCTGGATTAAATCTTACAAAATGATCTAGTCTAGGACAATACATTACTTTCGCCTAATATAGTATTGCATTTCCCAATGGTATCAAAGTACGCCTGTGGTTCTGATATCATTAGATGTTGCATTATACGTCTTTTATCCCAGGTACCTTTATCAATTAATTCCATTAGTTTGTTGTCCAATCTCAAGTACATTTCATTATACTTATTAGTTGTTAACTGTGTAATCTCGTTACTGGTTAATACTGTAGTTTCTTGTGGATTAATTGTTAATGGCGTATATTCGCTAACATTATTCATACTACGGAATCTAATTTTTGTTGAATCGATGTATCTAAATAAATTTAGTAACCACGAAAGTTGTGTACTATAATGTCTATTTAAGAATAGATACTCATTAATAAAATATATTATTGTCGTTCGATCTAGTGCTGGGTTTTCTTTTAAGAGATTTACAACATATGTATTGACTCCTGATATCAGTCTGGATTCAGGATCTCTAAGTATAACATCTATAACGTCTATACGTTTTAGTTGTTCATTGAAAAGTATTCGGTATTTTTGTTCTCGAGCATATTCGTTAATACTACTACTAGCATTTTTAAAAATGGAATAGATGTACCGTTGTGAGGGTTCTATTTCTATTACCTCACAACGGTTTGGATAGATTACATCATCTAACCTCGTTAACATCTACTTAATGCTTACTAAGTTGCTTGACGACTGCGAATCATTTTTAAAATGTCCTCAGCACGTTGTCCACCATTGGCCGCCGCTGTTTTTACTTCTGCTGTTGGTTCTGCAGGAGTTTCTACAGGTGCCGCTTCAGCTACTGGAGCAGGTGTTTCTGCTACTGGTGTTGGTGTAGCTGGAGTAGGTGTCGGAGCCGCTTCAGCTACTGGTGTTGCTGGAGTAGTTGTAGTGTCTGCCGCTACTGCGTTTGTAGTAATAATTTGAACGCCTCTTGGTCTATAGTAATTACCCCAACGTTCTGCATCATATGATTGTCCATCTACTGATGCTTCAAACATCTCTTTCATAACTTTAAGTTCGACTTCGCTAGGTTTCTTAGGAAGAAAATCATTTAAGTTGTGTAAGCCATTTGAATCAATTGCCGCTTGTTCAGTAGCTTCTAATGCTGATTCTTTACGTGACCATTTTGAAGTTGAATAGTCAGCATATCCACCTTTTGATGTTTTAGTAATAATAAAGTCTAAACCACCCTGATAGTCTGTTGGTAAGTTTTCTAATTCTGGATCTAATAAGGCCGCTTTAATTAAATTAAAGATCTGTGGACTAATTATAAATCTACGAATTGGATTTTCTGGCGTTTTATCATCTGTAATTGGATTCTCTCTTACAAATCCTTGGAACAAGTATGAACGTTTTTTCCAATACTTACGACCCATTTCTTCAAGACTTGGATCTTTAAACCAAGTTCTAACTTCTGCTAAGATTGGGCAACTTTCTCCCCACATCTCAACACAAGGTACTTGAACTGTAACGTTCTTACTATTTGTATCGCCTTTAATGCCAGCAAATGGTAAGTTGATCATATTACGTTCAACCCAAAAGAATGTGTTTGATGTATCTGAATCTGGAAGGAATCTTAAACGTGCTGTATCGCCTTCTTGGATGTTCCAGTGTGCGTAGATAGCGTTATCGCCACCGCCTTGTGAATTACCGCCTGTACCGCGATTTTCTGTTGCTTGTAACTTTGCTCTTATTTCTGCTAATGATGTAGCCATGATGTTTCTCCTATTGTTTTAAGTTGGTCTTAAAGTGTTACTGTTTGTTTTATGCCTTACGCATAATATGTATTATACGCTATGTTTATTTATCCGTCAACGCCATTAACAGGTATTTTTATTTTTTGGCAAAATAAGTCAATAATTGATCTACTACTAATTGATATCCTTCAATGTTTGGGTGTACGTCATCCCACGCCCTGCAGGATTCTTCAAATTTATGTGAACTTTGGATAGCAATTTGCTTAAATTCACTATTAAATTTGTCCATAAACTTTTTATCTTTGCTTAAATCAACAAAGTATTCAAAATCACTGATATAAACTTGTTCTTTTACCTTAGGTACTAACAGTTGTGTAATACTAGGAATCAACGGTACTAGATTATCAAAAGCAGTTATTGAAGGGTGAAGGTCGCTCCACCCGCCTAGGCAGATAATCTTTGGCCCAATTCTGTTTAATTTACTATAGAGATAGTTAAAGTGTTCGTTAATATAACTCTCTATAGTGTCAGCAGTCATTAACTCATCTATAAAATCTTCACGTAACCATCTCCAGCTTTTTTCTTTACCTTTAGGTCCGTGATAACTATTTTCTCTTAATATATCTGTTTGTAGGAATACAANGTAATCNAACTCATCTAGCTTATAAGGTATCCTTGTAATAATACTACGATTTGATATTCCGGGATGACTAACATTTGTTACCTGATGCCCTTGATATTCTAATATGCTCTGTATACCTTTTCCGGTGGGTTTATAATTATTACCTTTTCCTTGGTATGTTCCTATTCCCCAACTGTCTCCTGCTAGTAATATTTTACTCATTGAATGCCTCACTAACCTTACTAGGTGATAAGTTTGCAAATACTGTAACATTATGTTCTAGTATATCTTGCATATCTATTAATTTAGTATTAAGCTCTGGTAAAGTCCAGCTAGCAATTTGTTCTAGTATACCTTGTATTTTTAGTATTCGATCACCCTCTTTACAGTTATCATAACTTTCATCCCAATAATTATCAAATGTACGGAAGCCTAAACGTTTAAGATTTACCAAGTAATTATGGTTGCTCATTACTATAAAAGGACGTCGAGCAATAATGCTTCTCCATAGTTTTTCTGTTACTAGGAAACTGTTACCACTAACATTAGGTTCAACGACAATATCAACAAATATATCATAGTAATATTGTAGTAGATTTAAGTTGCTAGGATGTTGGATTGGATAGTAACTATCTATATGATGGAATAGAGTGTTATCTTGATTCTTAAGATCTTGTAAATATTCTAGATCTAGTGTTCTTGGACAGCTCTGTATAAATTTAGCCGCCTCAACATATAAATCACAGTTATGCCTAATTAGATCATCTAGTCCTGTATATTTGTTATGGTTATAATTTTCTCTAGTCAGATCATAATGATAAGTTTGTATAGTTTTATCGTTATAATATTGATCCAATATTGTAGCTATCCATAGTCTTGACCAATTTGTTCGGCTACTAAAATTAGCAAAGTGTTTACCAGGGAATTTGCCTGTAGAAATAGTCTTACCTGTTAACCATTTCTGTATTGCTCTTATTTCATACCAACAATACGGATCACGAATAATATTATATTCTGCGTGACGTTCTATCATATTAGCTGTTTTAATGGTTATATTAGACTTAGGATAGTTAGTTGTATCACAGAAATTATCTAATAGACTATACAAACCTAAAGCTTCAGCTGATGATCCTTCTGGACTAAAATCAATTAATAAAGTATCGTTGTTAGTAAGACATTTGTATAATGTTTTTAGTAACATATCTTTAGTAAAGATTTTTCTATCTACTGTTGCTATAGTTATTTCCATTTAATTTTCCTAGTTGATACGTTTTCTAGATGTATAATTTTAGAATCTAGATCTGTTGGGCTCGGACACATACCACAAACATCAGCTGGCTTACCAAAGTTTTCTAACCAGGTTGTTAATTCTTGATCACTGCAATCAGCTCCCATTCCTTGTTGTAGATATTGTTGCCATTGTTCACTATTAGGTGTATTAAATTTTTCTAAAGTTTCTGCTAACAGTCCACTGGTACTACATTTATAGATACGACCATTGTGTAATAATGGGCAGGTCTGTTGGCAACATATGTCAAACGCATCACTTGGAATACTAGTGTGCGGAGCCATATCTTCATATGGTCCTTTAAATGTTTTCCAAAATGTATCAGGCCGTTTAACGTGGAAACGGAAGTTATTTTTTGTTTTCCATCTATGTACTCCGTATTCTACAACTGGTTCCCAATCGTACATATCAAATATACGTTTTACCACTTCTTCTAGCTCTGGATTGTCTTGATGGAATGCTATCTTAAATACACAGTTACCAACATCCGCCATATTTTCAACTATATCAAACTTCTTATTAAGCAATAATCCATTGGTAGTAAAGCGTATCTGTGCCTTAGGTAGTACTTGTCTTAATCCAAGTATCCAGTCATTGACTTCCGGACTAACAGTAGGTTCGCCACCTAATATACCAAAGTCTGCTATATCTACTCTTTCTAGCCAAGACTCTATCCAGTCGCGTCCTTGTGACCACGGAACATATCCTTCGTGTTGTAGATCACTATAGTTTGTGCAACCAGTACAACTTAGGTTACAGACCTGTGTAATCATTGTTTCGACAAACGGTAGGGTTGGCTTACCCATACGATTTCCTATTACGTTCAAGCACTGGCAGTATATTGTCGTGTAGTGCATTAACATCAACTGTAGACAATCTATCTATTTCTTTTTTAATTGCTTCTATACGATCATATGCGTTTACAATAGTATCGTATGTTTCATCTATCCATGGGCTAAATGTTTCATATCCTAGAGATCTAATTTTTTCTAAACTACCAGGAGCTCCAACTAATATAAACGGTTTCCCTATACATAAGTTCTTAACAGTTTTCTCAGTTATCCAAGCCGTAGATCTAATATCTGTCTCTGCTACTATCTCAACGAAGTAATCGTCGTAGGGTTTATCTAATACTTTCGTTATGTCAACCTCGCGATTAGGCCATAATGTGTCATGGACAATTGGAGTATTGGCGTTTGCCCAATCAATCTGCTCTGTAAAATATTCAGTCATCTTTCGATCGACTAGTATGCCTGGCTCTTGATAGGATATATAACTTTGTTCTTTATGATTTTCTACCAGATGTTTTACTATATCTAGTCTATAGAATGTTCCTCTGTTAAACCATACAGCAAACTTTTTGCTAAATGGGGGAGTTGGTATCTCGATATGTTTAATATGTTTCCTACAAACAGTTCGCCAATAGGGTATTGCTTCTCTATTTACAACTGTAACGTTTGGTATTGTGAGAGATTCTCTACATATAACTGTGCAGGTATTTTCTGTTAACTTGAAACAATCACGAATATTTTTAATTATTTCTATGGCGTTGGATAGCTCCACCATAGCTCCATCTTCACTTAAGAATAAAAATCTCTTATCTTTGCCTAATTTGTGTGCCATATAAATTAATTGATCACCTGCTCTGATATACCCTTCTCTATCGTAGAGGCAGTCGAAGTTAATAACCACAACATCGTCATATGTCATCAATGGATGATAGCGATCTGCTGGGCTCGATACATTAACCACTTGAAGGAAAAAGTCTAATAGATTTAACATATAGATATTTATCGGCCAAAAAGAAAGGCAGTTTTTAACTGCCCTTCGAAAACTAACTACGCTTTAGTTTATTTTTTTGGTGTTTTTTGATATCCACCGTACTCTCTACTGTACAGCTCTCTCATTTGATTTGCCCACGCTAAATTCCAGCTCATATTAAACTTTTTCTTAATTTCTGGAGTATGCGTCGCTAGATAATTACCAAGTAGTTTTCCGTATGCTAAGTCATAAAAGCCATTACCCATTGGATCCAATCCTGGTCCTAGTTCTTTTATTGTTTGTGCTACTACAGGTTCTGGTACAAAGTCTTGTGGTAAAGGCCTGTCAGCCTCTGTAACAGCTTCTTTTTTCTTAACGTCTAATACTTT